GCGCGAAGTTCAGCAGGTCGAGCGCGCTGCCCGCCTGCTCGGCGCCGCGCCGGATGCGGTCGAGCGAGGCGTCGCCGGTCCGGCCGATCTGCTCGAGCTGCCGCTCGACGATGCCGCCGTCCTGCAACGACAGCCGCACCGAGATCCGCCGCACCGCGTCAGCCATGGCGCGTCTCCGTGCCCGGGCTCCCATCGCGCTCGCGCGATGGCGACCCGAGGTGCTTCGCCAAGCCCTCGTGCATGCCGGCGCGGATCATCCCGAGCAGCGGGATAGCGACGCGCGCCTCCGCGCCCAGGCTTTCGGCGACGCGCAGTGCGGCGGGAACGTCGAGATGGGGACCAGCGAGGCCGGGCACGAGGCAGAGCATCGCCGCCTGCCAGCACGTCGCGCCCTCGATGGTGGTCGGCGCGTTTGCCGCATAGGGACAGCGCGTGAAGCAGTCGCGCCCGGTCGCCGCGCAGCCGCGGCAGTACTCAGGCCCGCCGCCGAAATGCCATTCGGCGCGGGCCTTCAGACGTTTCCCTCCGCGTCCACCGGATCGGCGCGGTGCACCACCCGCTCCCAGAACGCGATGAGCATGTCGTCGCGGTCGAGCAGCGCATCCAGCGCCGCGGGCGAGAGCGCCAGCGGTGCACCGTCCCGGTCGCCCACGCCCTCCCACGTCACCACCGCGTGGCGCGCCAGCAGGCGCGTCAGGACGAGCAGGTAGAGCGCCTTGAACGCCGGCGAGTCCTCCGGCGCGCCGGCATCGGCGAGCGCCCGCTTCGCCTTCTCCAGCGCGGCGCCCTCGGCCGCCGCCCGCAGCACGCGATCGAGCGGCTTGACGAGCAGCCGGACGCCCAACGCAAGGTCCACCCATTGCGGTGCCGTCTTGATGTGCAACGTGAGCATCAGGCGTAGCTCGCGACGCCGTTGCGCAGCGTGACCGTCATCATGCGCCCGGCCCCCGCGTCAAACGCGGCGCGCACGTCGAAGGTCGCTTCGACCCCGGCAGGCCCCTGGATCGGCGTCTTGGCCAGCGAGAGGTACGCCTCGTGCAGGGTGACGGTCAGTCGGCGCACGGCGCTGATGCGGTATTCGAACTCAAGCTCGACGGCGGTGTTGGTCCTCGCGTCGTCGAGCAGCAGCGTGTCGGCGAAGCGGCTGGTGATCTGTCCAGTGGCGCGCGAAAGCCCGGGATCGACGCCCTCGATCTTTAGGTCGTTGCGGATGGTGCGGATGATCTCGGCACCGTTGGAGTAGCTGATCTGCCCGCCGGTGATCTGTCCCAGCGGCACGGCATTGCGCAGGATCAAGCCCTGTGCCTTGTTGAAGGCGGTGTACGCGCGCGTGGTCGGCGTGCCGGCGGAAGACGTGGCGGAGCGGGTCGAACCCTGACCGATCAGTCCGAAAGTCGCCGTCGCGGCGCCGGAGGGCGAGAAGTCGATCTCCCACGTGTCCGCGCGCACACCAGAGATCACGTCGAAGTTCGGCACGTCGGGATAGGCGAGCTCGACGCTGTTGGACGGCAGCGGCGAGGCGCCGGAGACGAAGACATGCTCGAAGTCCGGCGTGATGCCGGTGCTGGTGGGCGGCCCCAGCAGCAGGCGCAGCCAGTCGCCGAAGAATTCGAGATCGACCGGCACCACGGCCTGGCCTTGCACGGTGACGATGTCGCGGAACGGCGGAGCGACGTCGCGGTTCGGCGCGAGGCCGATCACGTCGGCGTCGATGAAGGGCTGCTCGGCACCGAGGTCGCAGGAGACGAACGGCATCAGCCGCCAGTCGCCGGAGGGCGGCGTGCCGTAGATGGTCTCGACGGCCATGTAGAGCTTGCTGTTCGCACCGATGGCACGCGGCATGGGGACCTCCGATCGTGGTGATGGGCGTCAGGACAGCGGCGTGTCGGCCGCGGTGAACCAGAGCGAGACCGGCACCGCCGCCGCGCGCGCGGACGCCGCGCCCTCGAACTCGATGTCGTCGAAGGAGGGACTCTCGGGCTGCGCCCATTCGACCGCGCCGCCGAGCGTGCGATCGGCCGCGATGGCACCGGCGAGGTCCGCGAGCAGAGCGTCCAGAAGCGCGGCGCGCCCCCCGGGCGTCGGTCCGGCCGCAGCGACCACGACCTCGGCGACGTGCCGCACCTGCCAGCGCAGCGGCGAGAGGATGGCGATCTCCTCGGCGGCCTCTCCGTCCTGGACGATCACGAGCCCGCCGGCGGGCAGGCGCTGCGGGATGGTTTCGTTGCGCAGCACCTGCGGGGCGGGCGAACGTGACGCGAGCGCGCTCGCAAGCGCGGCATGCAGCGCGGCGATCGCGGCCTCGCGTGCGCTCACAGCCATCCGAGGATCTCCGCGGCCCGGCGGCCGAGCACGTGCATGACCGCAAGGGCGACGAAGGCGACGAGCCAGCTCAGCGCGACGCCACCGGCGAGCACCGCGAGGCAGACGCGCGGCGAGAAGCGGTCCTTCATGGCGCGATCGCCTCCCATTCCCGCACGACTGCGCGCGGCAGCCGCGCCAGAGCGCGGTTGCCGGCGCCGCGCACGTCGAGCCGCTTGGCGAGCTGCACCCGGGGCACGAGCAGGAACATCGGCACGAAGCCCTGGCGCAGCAGCGCCGCCTGCCACGCGCCAGCCCCGCGGCGCCTCGCGGTCGCGACCGCAGCGAGCCCGCCGGCGATCAGGGGGGCACGCCGGCGCCCCACCCGCTCGCCGCGCCGGACCGGCAGGCACCAGACGAAACCGCGGCCGGACTTGAACGGCCGCAGGAACGCCTGCCGGCTCGCCACCATCTGCTGCGGGGTGACACGCATGCCGCGCCCGCGGCGCCCCTGCGGCGCGTTGAAGCCGGTCGGAATGGCAAGGAACCGGCCGCCGCGCGCGCGGATGACAGCGCCGCGTTCGAAGGCGTGGATGATTGCGGGAACCTTGGTCCAGACCAGGCCGGCGGCGTTCAGGCTCGCGCCGCTCTCGGGGAACACACGCGAGCGCCAAGCATTGGCGATGCCGCGGCCGCGAGTACCGAACGCCGAGACCACCTGCTCGCGCAGCTCGCGCTTCAGCCGCTCGGTCTCTGCGCGGACAGCCCGCATCGCTGCCCGCTCGCCGGCGCGAACCTCGGCCGCGAGGATCGCGGCCAGGCTGCCGGTGACGGCCGCAGCGAGCCGCATCAGCAATGCTCCCGCAACACCCGGATGACGGTTTCAGCCATGGCCGCGCTTCCACGCCGTGAGAGCAGCGGCGCCGGCGATCACGCCGAGGATCGCGGCTGTGATGATGCGTGCCGTCGTCGTGAGCACGGTCTGGCGCACGCTGCGCCAGTCGGTGAGAAGCGCGCGCAGGTCGCGGATGTCATCGCCCGCCCGGTCGTCGTGCAGTCCGACCGAGTGCAGCGCCTGGCGCGCGCCTTCCTCGGCCGCCTGGGTGAGCATGGCGCGCAGCTCGGCTCGGCTGATCTCGATGCCGTCCGGACCGGTCATTCACACGACCCCCGAATACGCGCCCGCAGCTCGCCGTAGTCCTCGACCAGCACGCGCAGCGCGGCATCCCGCGGCAGCACGCCGAGTTCGGCCGCCGCGCGCGCCTGCATCGCGGGCTGGTATTCGACTACCCAGCCGCACATCGCGGGGCGGACGTCAGAACCGGCCGTCGCGCAGCCGGTCAGCAGCGCCGCCGCTGCGGCGATAGTCGCGAGCCGCCTCATCCGCCTTCTCCTGCCGCTGTTCCTCCGCGCGTCGCGCGCGCAGCTCCGCGTCGCGGCGCGCATCCGCCCGGCCGCGCGCATAGATCGCCAGCGCCGCCGCGAGCGCGGCGCCCGCGGCCGCGAGCCACGCCCAGGCGCGGCCGAGCAGCGCGCCGATCACGCGCGCCGCGCCCGCCAGACCAGCACCGCGATGGCGGAGACGATCACGAGCGCCACCGCGACCTGCCAGGGCAGCCGGCCGACGGCCTCGATGACGGGCTCGGCCTGCGACACCACCGCGGCTGCGCCGGCCACGGCCGCCGCGAGCGTGCCCTTTCCGGTGTCGGTCGCCGCCACCTCGGCGATCGTCGCAGGCGCCGGCCGCCGGAACCCGGCCATCTCGAGCCCTTCCCAGAGCTCGTGCTCGGAATAGGGCTGGCCGCCGAGCTCGAACCGGATGATTCCGTCCACCAAGCCGTGCATCACATGAGGATCATGGACGTTGACGGCATCGTCCGGACCGACGCCGACGCGATGCGCCACTGCGACAGCGTAGTTCTTCGTCGGGTTCTCGTGCTCGGGCGCCCAACGGCCGATGATCTTGCGGACCGTATCGAGGCCGTGCCGGTCGTAGTAGGCCATCAGCAGCAGCGCAAGCGCGCGGATGCCGTGCGCGTGCGAGACGAAGCGGCAGAACCGGCCGTCCGAGGGCGGATCGGCGAGGCCGAGCCACTTGTTGGCCGGATTGTGCTCGATGTTGCCGGGGTTGCGGTTGCGGTAGCCGCGCGACTGGCGCGGATCGATGCGCGTCATGGGCGCCTCCGTGGA